CACGGCGCGATCTGGTTGGAGGGTGACGTGCTGCTGCACCACCTGTATGGGCGCCTGAGTTGCAAGGAAGTCTATGGCCGTGCCTACCGCGAGTGCACGACCCACATCATGCGCTACAAGCGATAGGCCCTGTATTTGTGCGCAAGCTCCCTGCTAGAGTCGCCAAAACACATGGAGGCTCAGAAATGCGGAAAGCTATAACAGCCCTTGCCCTGATCGCGATGGCGGGGTGCACGATTCAAGGTCGTGAAAGTGACAGTCCAGACCTTTAGGTGAAAAGTAACAAAACGCCGCAAGAGTACGCGCGCTGTCTTGGCCCGAAGTGGCTTGCAATAAACTCGGCAACTACCTCGGTTGAAACCGAACATGGATACAAGATCGCGGCGTCCGGCACTTTCTATGGTGTTATTTCTCTCGCCAGCATAGATCGTGAGACCGGAGGATCAACCATCAAGGCGTACTTCCCAGCAACAAAAATTGGAACAGAAGGCTGGAAACAGCCAGTAATCGACTGCCTATAAAGCAGGGCAGATAACTCAAGCCGCCTCCGGGCGGTTTTTTATTGCCTGGAGAAAAGTATGTCCGCCGCCAATAACAAGGGAATGACCAGAATTTTGTTCTCTGGCAGCTTGGCTCAGGCCTTCGGCCGTGAGCGCTTTCGCCTACTTGAAACAGGGACAACCGCAGAGGCCTTCAGCGCCCTAAAGCATACCGTTCCAGGTTTCGAAGACTTCATTCTGGACTCTGCGCGTAAAGGCCAGCGATATGCAATTTTCCGTAACCGTGAGAACGTCGGCGAGCGTGAATTCGCTCTCAGCGGCACTACCGAGATCCGGATTGTTCCTGTCATTGCGGGTAGCAAGAATGGCGGACTTTTCCAAACAGTACTTGGTATTGCTCTTATTGTAGTTGGGGCATTTGTTACGCCAATTTCAGGCCCTATTGGTGGAGCGCTGGTGTCGTTTGGTATCGCCATGACTCTTGGCGGCGTGGTGCAGATGCTGTCACCAGTCCCGAAAACCTCCAATCAAGAAGACCAAGCCAGCACCGAAAACAAACCCAGCTACCTCTTCAACGGCGCCTTCAACTCGACGCAGCAAGGCCTCCCCGTGCCCGTGGTTTATGGCGAGATGCTGGTCGGCTCCAGCGTCATTGCGGTTGGTACCTGGTCGGAGGCAATTCCTGCATGAGCGAAGTCATAATTGGTCGTAAAGGTGGCGGGAAGGGTGGAGGCGGCGGTGACTCTGCGCGCACGCCGGTGGAGGCGCCGAACAGTCTGCGCTCGCGTCAGCATGTGCGGGTCTTGCACGCGATTTGCGAGGGCGATGTAGAGGGGATTGTAGGCGGGAACCAGGGGATATTCTTTGACGACGTTCCGTTTCAGAATACCGACGGCAGCTTCAACTTCTCCAGCGTGGGCATCGAATCACGTACCGGCACCCAAAACCAACCCTACATCACCATGACAGGCCTGGAAGCCGAGCAGTCGGTGGGCGTGGAGTTGCGCGGAGGATCCCCTATTGAGCGCGCCATCACTGACAACGATGTTGATGCGGTGCGAGTGACAGTCAGCGTGCCGCAGCTTTCCACGCAAAACCTTACCAATGGCGACACCACGGGCTCGTCCGCCGTATTTCGTGTGGAAGGTAAGCTGGGAACGAGCGCATGGTTTGCGCTGTGTGCCGACATCACCATCACCGGCAAGACAATGAGCCGGACTCAGTTCTCCTATTACCTGCGCCTGCCCGCCTCGGGAGGGCTCCAACGATTCATTCGTCTCACGCGAATTTCACCAGACTCTGGCGGTTCCGCGATACAAAACCGCACGTTTTTCGACTCGTTTACGCTCCTGTGGGACGAAAAACTGCGCTATCCGAATACGGCGGTGCTCGCGGTCTCGATCGACGCCGAGCAGTTTTCCAGCATTCCGCGCATGGCATTCCGCATGCGCGGCATCAAGGTCTTGGTCCCGGCCAACTATGACCCTCCGACCCGCACCTATACGGGGTCGTGGGATGGAACGTTCAAGCGAGCGTGGTCCGACAGCCCGGCATGGGCCTGGTACGACATGCTGACCAATACCCGTTATGGGCTTGGCGGCCTGCTCGACTCATCGCTGATCGATAAATACGCTCTCTACAGCATCGCTCAGTACTGCGACCAGATGGTCCCGAACGGCTACGGCGGCATGGAGCCGCGGTTCACCTGCAACCTGGCGCTGACCACCCAGCAAGACGCCTGGAAACTGGTCAATGACATGGTATCGGTGTTCCGCGCGATCTGTTTCTGGGCGGGCGGAACATTGACCGCCGTACAGGATGCACCGCGCTCAAGCCGCTATCTGTTCAACAACTCCAACGTGGTCGGTGGCGACTTCAATTATCAGTCGGTCGCCTCGGATCAGCGCTACAACGTCGCAGCCGTCACCTGGAACGATCCGCTTCAGCAATTCAAACAGGCGGTAGAGATCGTCGAGCGCCCGGACCTGATCGTAAAATGGAACCGGATTCAGCAGAGCGACGTGGTAGCCATTGGCTGTACGTCGCGCGGTCAGGCTCGCCGTCTCGGCCGCTGGTTGTTGTACGCCGAAAGCGAGGCGGTCACCTTCGCCTCGGGCGCCGATGGGGCTATCCCAATGCCCGGCGACATCATTGACGTGGCCGATGCATTTCGGGCAGGCGCTCGCAATAGCGGTCGGCTTTTATCTGGCAGCACGGCATCAAACCTGCTGCTGGATGCGCCAATCGGTACGGACGGAACTGGCATAGTCGGCGTGGTGATGGCGGATGGATCGTACGCGACCGCTGCCGTGACTGTAGGCGCCGGAGCAACTTCCATCACGGTATCGCCGCCTTTGGCGTCAGCACCTCTGGCCAGTGCGCCTTGGGCGTTTTCGACAGCTGCGCTAGAGACGCAGAAATTCCGTGTTATCGGCATCAGCGAAGGCGACGACGGAACCTATGCGATCAGCGCCGTGGCGTTTGATCCCGACAAGTTCAATGAAGTCGAATATGGCACCCCTGACGTCGATAACCCGATCAGCAACGTCAATCTTGGCAAGCCTGAAGCCGTTGGGCAGATGACTTTCCTCGAATCGCTGTATGACACGGGCACCGGGCTGGCTGCGGCGCGCCTATCGGTCAGTTGGACTCAGCCGGCCCGCGCCATGCGCTACCAGGTTGAGGTCCTGAAGCCCGGCGGAAACTGGGAGTACGTGGCGGAGATCTCGACTCCAACGATCGATTTCGACTCGGCATCCTCTGGCGTGTGGTCCGTAAGGGTGACGCCGAAATCAGTACTCGGGCTTGCCGGGCCTGTGACCATCCAAACCTACAACGCGCAGGCGCTTCTGGCTCCGCCGTCGGCGCTGATCGGGCTCCGGCTTGATGTGATCAGCAGCGTGGCCACGTTGGCCTGGGAGCCCGTGCCAGAGCTGGACGTGAAGCTGGGTGGCAGCATCCACATCCGGCATGCTCGAAACACCTCGGCAACGTGGGATTCGGCATTGCCATTGACCGAGGTGGCGGGTCGCTCGACGTCTTCGGTGGTCGCCTTGCTGCCTGGCAAGTACTTGGCCCGGGCGGTCGACTCTTCAGGCATCGGCGGCCCTATCACCGAGGTCTGGTCGGATGCTCAGGTGCCGCTGCCGGCCAACGTGCTGGTGACCCTTGCTGAGTCGCCAGATTTCCTCGGTAATGCCGTCAATGCGGCAGCATCGGGCGGCGTACTGAAGATGACTGGCGCTGGCTTTATAGATGATGTTCCCGATATCGACGCGCTTCTGGGCGAGATCGATAAGCTCGGCGGGTCAACGCTTTCGGCAACGTACAGCTTTGCCGCACCAACAGATCTTGGCTACGTCTATGACTGCACCCTGACAGCTGATATCGAAGCCTTGCTGTACGACGACGGCACTTATATCGACACAATTGCAGACTTCGACTCAATCATCAGCATCGATGGTGATCCGCCTAATGGCGCTTCCCTGTCGCTGTGGGTGCGCACCTCGGATGTCTCGCCTGCGGTTTGGTCGGCTTGGAAACCTTTCGTTGTCGGAGACTATCGCGCCCGTCAGTTCGACTTCCAGTTGCGCGGTTCTGTGCAGCTGACCACGAACTGGATCGACGTCACAAAGCTTGAAGTCGTGATCGACATGCCGGATCGCATTGAAAGCGGGAACGATATTCCGGTTCCAATTGGCGGGCTGACTATCACGTACACCCCTCCGTTCAACGCCTCTCCAGCGGTCAGCTTGACTGCGCAAGGCCTTTCGCCCGGCGATTACTTCGATGTGTCCGCCAAGACCGTTACAGGTTTCACGGTCTTCGTCCGCAATTCCAGTGGGGTCGCCAAGTCAGGCTGCTCGATTGATTACATTTCAAAGGGATACTGACTTATGTCGCAACATGATATGACGCTGGACAATGCCTCCGGCCTTGGATTCAGGAGCGATGCGAACAACGCCCTGCAGGCGCTGGCGTCGCAGAGCAGCGGGGCATCATCCCCAAGC